GTTTTCATAAACAACTGATGGCGTGGTTAAATGTAATGTAAAATTGATTAAATTCTTGTCTCTAAATCCTTGTGCATATAAATGTATAACAGCAATTTTATACAATTGTTCCAATATCGTATTTTGTATTCGTTCAACTGTTCTTGCAAATCTAACATCTAAAGATGCTAATGTTGCTTTTCCTTCAATATATTCTTCGAATCCTAAGAATGCATTAGGCATCCTAATTGATGATAAAAATCTATACATCAAATATTTTATATCATCCATTCCGTTAAATTGCATTCCTGGAAGTGTTCCTATATCTGTGCCTGATTTATCGCCTCTGACCGGAACATAATAATCTTCCAACATATTCATTAAATTAAATCGTAAATTATAATCTCCAGTCTGTTCATCCATAAATGGAACTTTCTTCATGCTATTGATTATATTTTGCATATATGCATCTACTTCGTTTGGTGGAATAGAACCAATATCAATTTTAAAAATTCTCCTTTCGGGTGCTCTCATTATTCTGTGAATTAACATAGCATCCTCCATCAACGTCAACTGTTTCCATATTTTTCTGCCTGATTCGATGATGGATTTTCCATACGGAAAATAGTTTGTGTCGGAAAGTAATCTAAAGTGTGCTATTTCATATGAATTGTATGTAGCTTCTGCTCCACCCATCCCTCTATGAATAAATCTTACATCATAAGGATTTTTTGGATTAAATCCTTCATCTCTACCTACTTCATAAATTGAAAGTGGAATAACATTAACTATACCGAATTTTTCTGCCATATCCAATTTCATTATAAAATCGCCATACTTGACCAAATTTCTTGTCCATGGCCAGAGATTGAATTCTATATTTAAAATATCATAAAATAAATTATGAAGAATTGTTTTTATATTTTGGTCGGCTGATTTAATTTCAAGCATATCTCCGTATTCATTTCTCAAACACGATTCATCTGCAAAAATATCAAGTGCTGTTGCGACAGTCGGGTCAGCATCCATTAATTCGTAATCACTGTACAAACTGTATCTTGATACTAAAAACGGATATGTTCCAACATATTGGTCATTTCCATATCCAACTGTTCTTGTGGAATATAATCTTGTAAATTTGTCGTATAAAATATTTGTTGCTTCTCTTGAAAATCCCTGAAGTCTATCAGTATCAAGAACCTTTAATTTTTTTCCGCCTACTAATCTGACAATAACTCCTGTTGAGAAAAGTCTACTTAATCCTTTAAAAAAATCTGATTTTACTGGTTCTGCCATAACTATCTTTTATAAACCCCCTTATAAGTTGTTGTAGTTGTTTTAACTTCTTTATTTATGCCCAATCTTTTCAATATTGCTTCTGGAATAGGTTTTCCTTGTTGTGTATAAAGTCTGTCTAATTCTGCTAATTTTTTTTCGATTGGCTGTTTATCAACCATCCAAGAAATATCTTCTTTTGCTTGTCCGTTAATATTTCCTATACTCATTTTCCATTGACTCGAAGCCATCGCTCCACTATATCTATTATTCGTATCATATATTGCAGAAAAATCTTGTGTTTGTGATGATATATTATTTAAAGTCACTTTTGTTAAATCTGTTCCCATTGTTTTCAATCGGAGTATAGTATCTCTCGACCAAGCATACATTGCGACACACATAACCAAATCATCTGTAAATCCTGACATTGCTCTTGCTTTTCTTCCATCCCAAATAAAAACATCAAATTCGTCTTTTAATCTTCTGGAATGAATAGTAAGATATTCTTCTCGCATATTAACTTCAACTTTTGAAATCATCAATGGTCGTTTTTTCTGTGATGTACTAAATCCTGCTATCATGTCTTCTTCGAGTGCTAAATCCATTCCTTTCAAAATCATTGCTTCTTCATTCAATAAATATTTATCTTCTCCCTTCAAACTATAATATATATTTCTATATCCACATTCCCTTACCGAATCAATTGTTGCATATCCTATTCCTTGCAATTCTACTACTAACATGCCCATATTATATTCTGTTGCCATTAAAACTGCTAATTTTCCTAATTCTTTCGGTGGTAATTTTCCGTTATATTCTGCTTGTTGTTCCATATCCACGTCATCAAACACTTCAATTGCAGAATTATCTGCTCCGTCTCCACGAGCAGTATCCACTGTGATTATATAATTTTTAGTTGGGTCTGGACGTTTCCAAATCCAATATGCACCTTCTATTCCACGAGTTTCTATTGGCATTGATACTGTGAGTTCGTGTTTTTGTAAAACATCCGGTTCTATTACCGTATTACCTGAAGATAAGAAATCAGCATCACATTCTTGTTTTGCCATTCGAGCACCTAAAACATCATCCTGTTCTTTTCTCCATTTTTCATCGTGTTCTGGATGGATACTCCACACCAATCTGATTTGATTGAATCTTGTTGTCGGATTTATTTCTTCTTCTATTTCATCTCCTTTTGCAAAAATATTATCTTTCTTATTTGCTTTCACCCACATCTTGTGAAACCAATTTCCTCTACCATTCGGAGTGGAAAGAATGATACAATCACCACCTGTTGCTAATGTTTGTTGTGCAGCAGCCCATATTTCATCAGCAAATTCTATAAATGCTGCTTCATCAAGTATTAACAACGACAATGCTTCTGAACGACCAGCGTCAGGAGTTGCAGCGACTGCTTTGATTTGAGAACCATTAATAAATCGTAATGATAATTTATTATTTTCTGTAGTTTCCTTTTTTAACCAAATTGGTAATGCATCGTACATAACACGAACTTTTGTTACAAGATTCTTGGCAGTATCCTTATCTTTTGCAACAACTAAAATATTTTTATCGTCGTGAAATAGCATTATCCACAAACAATATCCGGCTGATAGTGTTGATAATCCGAGTTGTCTACTTTTTAAAACTATATTATATTTAAATTTTAAAAATTGTTTTAATACTTCTTCCTGAAAAACATATAAAAGGAATCTTATTTTTCCTCTCAATGGATGTTGAATAATAGCGTATTTTTTTAAGAAATAGGAACAATCCAATACGCATTTTGCATATTCCTGCAACATTATTTTTTTTCTTTCGCTAATATTTAATTGAGATTGTTGTTCCATATTATTTTTCTTTAGACCCAAATAAAATATTTTTTTCCTTCTTTTCTTCGCCTTTATCTTTATTTTGGTCTGTATCTGTTTTGTTCTTGGCGACTAAATAATCTTCAAGTATTTTTCTGATTTTTTCATCAATATATTTTATAAGTCTTTCGTCAATCATTTTTTAAAGTGCGCTATATTGGTTTGGCTGCTTTGGTTTTTCAGTCGGTTTTGTTTCTGCTGCAGGTTGTTCTGCTGGTGTTTCTTCAGGAGTTTTTTCTTCTGGTGGAGTTTTTTTCGGTTCTTCTTCAGCTGGTTCTGTTGTGTTTGGTTTTCTGACATCGACCATAAACTGAACAAAAGTTAAATTATAAAGTTTCTTTATTATTTCTTTTGTTAATGTTTCTATTTTCATTTTAAAAACGACATTTCCACCAATTGATAATTTTTCTACGAATTCCAATTCTATTCCCAATTCCGCTTCTAAGGAATTTTTAGATGCTGTAATATATTTCATTTTATATGAATATTTTTCACCAGTTTCTTTAGCAGCAGTATTCATCAAATTTGATACAAGTGCTTTAGAATACAATTTCAAATTAAGAGAATTTTCTGAAGCAATTACTCCTGCAAATTCAAATTTATAATTTAAAAATCTATTTTCTTGTTCTAATAATTTTTTAAAAGATATTGTTCCCATTTTTTTCTCCTGAATTTATAATTTACCTATATATAAATATAAAAAAATATCATAAAACACACTTTATTCCAAGTCTTTTGGGTCTATTCCAAGAACGGCAACTGTGTTATCATACATCTTTAATAATAATTCTTTAAGTTGATTTGATTCAATATCAGTATTCCATTTTTCTATTTCTACGTTTCCAGGCGTAATTTCATTCATATATTGTTGATTATTATAATTTTCAGCAACAATATTTATTTCTTTTCTTAAATCCTTTAACCAAGAAATCTTATTTTGTTTTATTTTTTCTTGCTCATATTCTTTATATGTTCCATTTATCATTCGAGCATTATCTTCTTCTACATTACAATCCATACACTTTCCTGTTTTCATAAAAAATTTTATATCCTTTCTATTTGTTTCCAGCAACATATATTTTCCACATCCCTTACAACTAAAAAATCTTTTTTGTTCTTCTATGCTCTCTTGAAGTGATATATTAATATTTTTCCCATCCTCTCTTTTCCATTTGTTTCCTTTTTCATCTGTCCACGTTTCTCCTTCTTCTCTAATAATTTGTTCTCTTTTAATTGGTTCATAACCGATAACTACTTTTTTTTCATAATCGTCATTCAATGTTTTCTGTAATGTTTTTGTATTCAATTTTTCAAGTTTCATATTTTTTCCTGTATAAAAAAGAATAGTCTTGCCTCAACAACAAGACTATTCTTAAAATATATGTTATAAATCAAAGTTATTTTTTATATGGTATATCACAATATTTATCATCTGCAAATCCATTCGGATACTTATTTATTTTATATTCTTTATCGAGTTCAATTCCTAAATTTGCTAACATTATTCTACTTCCGTAATAAATGTTAAATTCTTGTGTCATATACTCTCTTTCAAACGAAACCTCTCTAACTTTACTTTCAACATTTTTTCCCCAACTTGTTCCCATATCAAAATTCGGTTCTTCAGATTTAATTTCACGTCTCAAAGATTTGCTCTTGAAATTGCTTTTTTCATTTAAAGAAACTGTGTTAGAAGAATAAAAACAATTAACAGCATCAGTAGTAGTGTTTCCATAGAGTCTTGTTCCTGTTCCGCCATTATCCCATTTTGGATGTTGTTCACTAAATGAAAAAGTATATGGAATTTGTGTATATGTTGTGTAGTATTGTTTTTCTTTGAAAATTCTGCATGATATCACACCTACATCATCAATTCCATATCCTGTTTCTGCCGAAAGACTTTTCTTTTTGTTTGAAAAAACGAATTCCGAAACCTGTTCATTTGATACTCTCCATCCATCTATTGCTGCATTTGATAATCCATTAATCACATAACCAATAGAATCATTTGTTGCCTTCTTTCCGTTAATAATAGACAATCCATCTACACTTATAACTGATTCAATTCTATACCACGAGTCGTTGCTGATTCTGATTGAAAATTTGGAATTGTCTCTTGCTTCGATAAATATCTTGCCATCATAACTATATTCCTTGAAAGGAACAAAATTTCCTTTGTCGTTGATATGTCCAACTTCGAATTTATATAATCCTTTTTCCATGATGATTTCTCCTGCCTTCCTACGAAGGACTTTTATTTTTTTGAAAATGACACAATTATTTTGTGTCTAAAACTTATTCATATACTTTTGTAAACTCTACTACACACCAGCACTGCGCTTGATTTATTGGTCTTATTCTCGCATAAACACCGTCTCCGTTGACGCTACCGCCATTTCCAGTATTTCCCTCTATGGTTAAAACATTATTTCCTTTCGTTCCAGTAATATAATAAATGTGATGAACAGAACTGATAGATGTTCCACCGCCTCTTTCTGTACTGTGCACAAAGCCCCACATTCCCCGCTTTATTTGCGACTTAGTAGGATTTTTAATAGCAATTCCTTTTGCATGTCCCCATTCAACTGTTGTCGGAGTATAACCTGAATAATTTCCTTTGTAATTAATATTTAGAGCATCACATGCTGTTACCCATCCCCAATTTTGAAAATAATTACACCAACTTGCTCCACCGTTTTTTAATTCACCATTACTTCCTATGTCTTGATATTCATTTACTCTTTCTCCTGTATTGACACATGGTGGGTCTTCTCTGACACCAACTTCGCCTTTTTCTATTTCTTCTATCTTGTCAATCAATTTATCTTGAACACTTACTTCAGGAGTTGGTTCTGGTTCAGGAACTGGGTCTGGTGTCATATCCATTCCTTTCATCGTTACTTGAAGATAATCTTGAACTTCTTGAAAATGTTCTAATAACATTCCAAATAACGGATTCACACCACTATTAATATCTAACCATTCATCTGGAACATCTTTATTATAAGTTGATTTAAATTTTTCTTTTATGTATTCAACAGAAATATAATCTAATGCTTTTGCTTTAATACTTTCTATAGCATTTGCAGTAATGTCTCCGAAATCTCCATCTGCAACAACAGTTTTCATTCCGTCTTCTGTCATTACGTGTTCAAAATGGATTTCAATTATAAAATTCTGTAAATCGGTCACTTCTTGACCAGAATCACCTTTTTTTAATTCTTTTACAAATTTATATGGCATTTTTAATTCTCCGATTGTATATATATAAATATATACATATTCTAAAAAAGAACGATATTTATTAATATTTTTTTAATTCTGCAAGTATCTGTTTTGTTATTCCCCGTGTAAAAAATAAGGAATCTTCATATAAAAATTGAATATCTGGAATATTTACTATTGTCGGATGTCCGCCATATGCAGTATCTATAATATCCCACAATGATATTTTATAGTTATTTAATTCATTCTTTTCATCCTCTGACAACTCCGAATAATTTTTATCCATCAACTGTTTAATTCTTTCTTCATTTTTATTATTCAATCCTCTTATTTTTCCTGAAAATAAATTATTCAAATCACGATATTTAAAATCGATGTCGGTTTTCTTTGCTTCTTTCGCATAGAATCGTTTGTACTTCGCTATTCCAACATATCTAACAGATAAATATTTTTTCCATTTCAATAATATGTTGTGAATAATATCAGGAAGATTTATGTTTGGTCTTGTCATAAAAGGATTTATACTGATTTGATATATTATAGGATATATTGCTATTAAAAACTTTGCTTCTGGATACACTCTAAATGGAGTGAATCTATCATATGAACCTTTTATTCCTACATATGGAATTCCATATTGAACGATTGTATTTTTAATTAATTTTATTTTGGGATATTTTCTAAGTCGTCGTTCATAATCAATTGTATTATGATACAAATTTTTATATTCAGGAAAGGTTTTTGCAATATCAATAACATTTAAATATACATTTAATATAGATGGGTCTGATTTTTTAATAACGG